AGCCCAGGAGAGGGAGACGCATGGCCTGCATCGAGATTTATAAATATTAACCGAAATTCTCGGTGGGGTCAGCGAGACACTGAGAGGGGGAAAGCAATCCAAGCACAGTATGTGGGGTATTACATAGACGAACCCGACTTCCAAGGAGTGAAGAAAACAGATTTCAAAGCTCGGCCATTAGGTACGGTCCAAGCGGCCCAACAGGAAAATGAAGAATGGAACCAGTATATTGTTTGGCATAGCACAGGAACGATGGATTTTATTGAAAACGCTGCGCGGCCAGTCGGCCAGAGAGAAAACCCAGAAGACTTTACTACTCTGCTAGAAATTCTAGTAAATGGAGAAGACATAGTCAGCCCTCGGGGCGCGTGGTGGCGAACGGCAGGGGGCTTTGGCAGTCTCACGTATCATGGCAACTTTGCTTCATGGACTGATAGGGTAGCAGGTTTTGAATCTGTAGTTACCCCAGGAACTTATTACTCATGTCTTCCACAAACATTTATGATCGGGGCACAGGAATTTTGGAGATTTACAGAAAGTTGGCCAAATCCCACAGCGAACCCGCCAGTCCTGAATCAACCCGCAGCACAGATAGCTACTATGAATGGGCATATAGGAATGTGGGGGCTGTGGAATAGAGCGTTAAACAAAGAAGAATTAGCGTTTTTGAAAAAGCCAGTAATTGCCCCCTTCGACACAACCAGTTATTTTGATTTTGTTCCACGGAGATACGAGGAATGCACAGGTATAATGAGCACTTTAACAGGGGGCACGGGTGACGGTCTCCCTGCGGGAGCCCCGCCCCTTCTGTATGGATCGGGCACTTTGGTGGCATGGTGGGATGGAACCACGGGTAATATAGGAAGCCCCTCGCATCCTACTGGAGTACTGCTAGATATTCATACGGGAAATCTCCACCTAACGGGAAGTGGGGATTATTTGGGGGTCGATAAAACTTATAATATCGACTCATCCTTCTCATTAATCCCTAATCCTACCTCTCCCGACCTAAGATTTGGGGGATTCCCAGGAACTGATGGATTTGGCTATGAGAGAATGCGTTAAAGAAGAAAAAGAAGCACTTGAATATATCAAGAAGCTTTCTCATAAGAATTTCAAAGGAGAGATTTGTGGTTTTCTGGGCTACGATTATAGCACAAACCAATATATAGTCCAACAGGAAGAGAACATCGCCCCCGATCCTTCTTCTCTTTTTATAATTAATCCTTTAAATTATTTGCTGTTTAAAGATTCTTACAGAATGGTCGCTATTTTTCATAGCCATATTGTAGGGGACGAAAGCGCATCAGAGTTTGATGTAAAGATGGCCGAAAATTGTTGCCAGCCATTTTTAATATATAGCCTAAACAGTAAAAAAATTAATATTTATACCCCCGAAAATACAGAAGCAGATGTAAAGATACTAGAACGGATTAAGGCTATAGCATGACACAGGTAAAACTACATGGAATTTTAGGAAAGGAATACGGAGCAGATTTCCGCCTCCAGATAGGAAATCCCAAAAATGTTCTTCATGCCATTGACGCCAATAGGGATGGTTTCCTCCCGAGAATCGTGCAATTGCAAAGAGAAGGGTGTATATATGAGATTATTATCAACAAGAAAAGACTTAATGATTATAGAGATCTAGAAAATCCGAATGACATTAAAACTATTGACTTGGTTCCTGCAATTGTGGGGAGCGGGCCAGCGATGTTTTTTAGTTGGCTTGTCTCGGGAACAATATGGGCCAATATTACCCTAGCTGTAATATTTGCGGCTGTTAGTTACGCTTTAACTCCCGCCCCCGACACAGAAGAAGTAGAGGGAAGCGCCTCGGCCACTAAGTCGTCTATGGTTTTCAGCAACAACGTGAATACGGCGAGTCAGGGAGCCCCACTACCTCTTGGATATGGGCGCTTAAAGGTGGGGTCTCAGGTAATACAAGCGACCATTAAATCTTATCCCCAACATAGGCGACCTAGCGAAGTATTAAGGCCCGAAGGGGACGCAGCTGGCAACACTAGCCAAATGTAATCGTAAAATGAACCATATATTAAAGAAATTACAGATTGCTGGGGCAAAAAAACAGGAAGACCCTAAACCCCCTGTTTACAAACCCCCTGAGATGGGGGAATTACAATATGGATCTTCTTATAGCTATGCTGAAACTCTTGATCTGATTAGTGACGGTCCTATCGCGGGAGTGGTTAATCCTCAGGGAGACATACTGGAAGGGTTGAACATACTACAAGGAATTTATCTGGACGATACTCCCGTAGCAATAGCCATAGACAACAGTCCTTTTAACCGTCTAGAGGCGGAATTAGCACAAGAATATTCAATGGGCTTGGATAGTGGAGAGAATTCGGGGATAAAATCGCTCATAAATTTTTGTAAAGCCTTAGAACAGCAACCCCACGACAGGGTGACTGCTCTGGATTTTCAAGGCGCTAACGGAATACCCGAGGTAAATGAAGCCGTACTGGGAACGGCAGGCCTCCCACCGAGTGCAAGCCTGCTCTTTATACAGTTCAGGGATAAGTTTTGGTGTTCCCATAATAGGGGGAACGACAATGGTTCGTACCCAACTATGGTTCCCCACTCGTTGGCTGATGCCGCGTTATTTATTAGGGCTTTTATAAAATATACCGACCCCGATAGTGACGCTGACGATCAAACCTTTCATATGTGGCTCGATGGAAATCGGCTATCGGGGCAGGACATCGGGGGCGGAGAAACCCCCTTTAGCGCAACTAATGCAGCTTATAGAAATGAAGCCTATCCCTGTGGAGCAGAGGTGTGGGGGCTGGGAGGCACCAATGCTCGCTTCGAAAACAATAACAGGCGTCGATATGGTGAGCTGTCAATGTCTCGTTTTAATGCAGCGAATGGGCCAACGTCTTTGTTTTGGACGGACGAAGACACTTTAGATGCCTCTAAATTTTTCACAGCATATGCCCCCCTCCCTGGGCAGGAGGGAGGAGTGTGGGGGCTTTTTAGGGAGTCAGTAGACCACGCCCAAACATTCATTCAACCAGAACTAGATGCCATTCTTGCTTTATGGAACAAGAGCCGCGAAGCAGGAGAAAATAATAACCCATACCAAGAAATCTTAGCGGAAAGAGCCCTTAATAACATGGGGTGGACGGAGGGCTCAGTCACCGATTTGCTTAAGGGAGCGGGGGCTTATCACTATAATGTGTTAATGATAGCCAAGATCGATGAGGAGGAGAACTCCGACCTTGATGGTCAGGATATTTTGGATGAGAACGACAATGTATCTAACTGGGGGATTATGCCTCATTCCAGTGAGAGTGTTCGCATCACAACGGGGGGACAAGATTTTTATACCAACTTTAATATATATCATCAAATACAGCAGAACGGTGGAGGCGACTTCTTCTCCAAACCATGGGATAACCCAAACGTCTCCGTAAGAGACATAAGTTGCCCCGTAGTAGGCCCAGACGGGAAACTAACGGGTAAAATACATGGTTTTATTATGTATATATTCAAACCCCTGAACAGGTATGCAGACAGGCATGTGACGCGGAACGTGGCCCGTGCATGGCCCCAGTCAGTTACTAAGGAGCTGGCGTTGATAAACTCCCTGCGTTACACCAAAAATCCCACAACCTCTATTCACAATCTCCCCGCACACGCCATTGCAAGCGAAGGGTTTGATGCAGTGGGAGGACTGATTCCACGTACAACCACCTCTTTTTATTCCCAAGAAAAAAATAATTTAAAATTTAATTATACCAACGTTTTAGCTGAAATTAAAAGAGGAGAAGAATATCAAGAGCCTTTCACCAACTTCCGACAAATATTTATAGACCACATTTATAACGCAGAACTTTTTGGACCGTTTAGGACGGCACAATCACCTCCCCCAGTCGGAGCAGCGCATTCATTCCTTCCAGATCCAGGCGATCTAGCGGGATCAGCACAGTGGGCTCCACAAAGGATTACCCAAAATACCCAGTTGCTTACTCGCGCCCAAGTATTATTCGAAGATTCAGCGAATTTCAACCTAACTATGGCAGACGGTCTCCCCCTACATGAAGGGAGTGATGATAGGAGAAAGAGTGGTGAAGACCCCATTAGAAGCTATTCTTCATGGGGACTGAATTCTTTAGGGCATTGGGATGAAAAAGCAATCCCCGTTGTTCATACTATATATAACCCCAATGTAACATCGGCTTTTATTACATTAAATATAACATCTTTGCACGACACCTTGGTGAATAATGTCGAAAATGTTACTCTGGCAGACGGGACCACCCGCGAAATGGAGATAGGGACTAAGTTCCCTACAGTTGTAAATATAAGAGTAGAAACAGGAACAGTAGGGAAGAAAAAAAATGAGGAGGGGACCACCGAAGTGCCCTTTAGCTTCCATAACTTTAGAATAGTAGCTTTAATAGAAGGACAAACATTAATTGATATTGGAAATCCCGACAATGCGGCGGCGGCGGCGGGGCTGGTGGATGGTAAAGACTATGTTCTTAATGTAGGTAGCGCAGATGCGAGAACCTCCCTCAATATCCCATTTAAGCTACCGCCAATCAATCGACAAGGGGTGGGCGCATTGGATATAAATGATACGTCTGCGGTTGTAGCGGGAGATGTCGATCAAGAACGGACACAAAAACGATACATCAAGGTAACTAAATTATCCTTCGAAACTAATTCTGTGTTGCTAAGCAAAGTGGTAGGTCTTAATAAGGTCACCGAAATTATCGAAGTAAATTGCACTTATCCGTTTTCAGCAATGGTCGGAACAAAAATAGATTCAAGGGCTTTTACTACCATTCCTGGCCGCACTTACGATTGTAAATTGAAATTAGTAAGAGTGCCCAGCAACTATTTACCCGATAATATAGATGGACGGGATAAAAGGTACTACCAGAGCACTCAGGAGTTTGATGATGCCCCGAAAGGGGATAAGCTTATATATGCGGGAGATTGGAATGGAGAGTTCCACAACCAATTAAAATGGACTGATAATC